CCGAAGAACTGGGCGGCCACGCCGACCACAGGGGTAGCGAGGGCCGTTCCGGAGGCCGTGCTGGCGGTCTTGACCGTGTTGCGAGAGGTGAGGACACAGAGATCGCCGGCGGCAATCTGGCCCTCACTGGACGAGACGGCATAGGCGTTGATAGACAACACCTCTGCCGCAGGCATGAGCCCGAAGTAGTTAGCGGTAGCGGGCTGAAGGTAGGGCAATGGACTCCTTATGAAACTCAGTCAGTGGGATTTTTGATGCTGGCTGCGGTATGGGTGGGATGGTTAGCACTGTCTAGGTGAACATACGGCCCATACTTGCCGTGATTGAAATCCTCCTTGAGAGAGGACACCCGGTCCAGTGCAGTTTGGGTCTGTCGGTCGGTGGCCTGCTTGGTGCGGGCCTGGAGGGACTTGTACCACGAGGTATACATCCAGCAGAGAATGTCGCCCTTTTCACCTTCACGACGGATGTTGCCATCGGGGGCGTGCATCTGCTTGATCTTCACGGTGACTTGCGGGTGCCCAGCGGTGACGGGCTGCCAGTAGCGCCAGCCGGCACTCTCCAGCAATCTCGGATTGATCCAGAAGAGGGTCCAGTTGGTGGGGCAGTCGATGTAGCGGCGGGCATCGGAGTTGCTGTAGGTGAAATCTTCCAGCTCCCACGGTGGGGGGCCTTCCTCCATGTCAATCTGCCCGCTGGGACCAGACCAACTGGCAGACGGCTTCGAGGGCTGCTCTGAGAGCAGAGGACTGTCGGCTGGGATATGTCCCAGCACTTCGGGACGCGGGCCCTCACCTTGGCGCTCGGCCATGGCATTCAGTTGATCGGCTCGGCCGAATCGCGGTGCGCCTGACATTAGAATTCTCCCCCATTCGGAATGGAATTGACCACGGCCCCAAACTGTGACTGACCCGTCTCTTGGCGCTTCAGGAAATTGCTGATGGCCTTGGCGGGGTCTGCCACATTCATCCGCCGCGCGATGGCGTTTTGTTCTGGAGTCACGCGCACCTTGCCTTGGGACTGCGGGTCGTCCTGCCGAACGGTGGCCCCGGTCACGCCGGAATTGCCCGCACTGACGCGGCGGGCTCCCTCGCGGGCTCTGGCTCCCTGCGTGTGCATCTCCGCGATGATGTCGGGGCGATCAGCAATCGCGGTTTTCGTAGCTTCAAGATAGGTAGCCTCTCCGGCGGGATAGCCCCGCTTGGTGAGGAGGGCGTAGGCGGCATTGGCGGTCTGGGTGAGAGGATGATTGGGGTCCCCGAGGACGGGGTATTTCGTCCGGAGGATGCCCATCTGTCCACTAACCAACCCTTCGTGGTTCTCCTGGGCCCGCATGCGGGAAAAGACCTGCTGGGCCGTGCGGGCCTCGTGTTCATCAAAGGCTTCCTTGTTGCCAGCTTTGGCCAGCTCCCACAACTCATCCTTGGTCATGGCCTGGAAGGAGCCCTTGGGGGCTGCCTGCTGGACCGGCTGAGCCTGAGCAGCTTCCTTCTCGGCCAGGTAGCCGGTCAGGGCATCGACCTTCTGGGCCAACTGACCAAACTTGCGGTTGAACTCCCCCGCCAAGTTCTCGATGGGGCGGTCGGCCACAGTGGGATTGGGGGTGGATGATTCTGTAGTTACTTCATCTGGCATGCTGAATCCTTTCTCTACTATTGAAATTTGCTGCGGATGAAGCGTAGGGAAACTGCCGGAAGGACTGCCGGTTACAGCCGGAAACTAAACGCCTGGAGTTCTGTTCCCGGGATTGGCGGATTCGCCACGATGGGGGGATTCATTGCCGATGGGAACGCCGGTATTGGGGAAGGTCTCCCAGGCGCCCTTCTTGGCGGGAGCCCCGAAGTCCTTGGGCGTGGCACAGTCTGTCGCAGAGCCGTTGCGGCCCTTCTCCTGGCTCACATGGTCAATGCTCAGGGAGTCACCGCCCTTTCTGGCGGTCCGGAGGCGGCTGACGCCGCTCATCGAAACTCTCCAGTCGCTACAACGAAGGGATTGGTATTCGTCCAAGTAATGACTGCTTGGCCTTGCGAACAGGAGCATGTGGGCCGAGTTGGAGGAGGAACAGTTCCACCCCATGATCCTTGATACGACATGTGGGGTGCCCCACATTTATGGCAATGGGGACCACAGCAACACATTACTTCTTCTCCTTGCCGGGGAAAGGCGTGTAGTCAGGATCGGTGGCCGTCTTGGGCTTGCCGTCCTTGAAGGAGTTGGAGGGGAACTGGGAGTTCTTGAAGCCCTTCATATTGCCGACCATGGCTCGGCGGTCGTTCTGGGGGTCCTTCTTGAAACTTAATGTGGTGGCTTTGGCCATCAACTCCTCCCGGCCTTGCGGCCCTGATAGTTGCCCTTGTCACTGAGGCCGCCCACGCAGCCGCCCACGGTATTCCCACCGGAGGGCAGGCTGCCGATCTGGGCATCCGTTCGGGCCAGTTGGACCTTGTTCATCGGGGTGAACGAGGATTCACCATCTGAGCCGGCATTCTTGATCTTCCGGCCGAAGAACCGGGCCGCTTCGGTGTCACGCTGGGCCCGGAGGTCACCGGAGGGGGAGCGGAGTTTAGCCATTGGGATCTCCTATGGGGATTATACTACAGATTGGATATGTCTACTCGCCTAATTCGCTCGGGAATGTGGCAATCTTCAGGGGCCTCCCCGATGGGAAGGAACTCGCTCAGGGAGGGATAGGGATCGAGGCTGTCTGATTTGTGGGTAATCAGCCAGCATTCGTGGACCTTCTCATAGGCGTCCCCACAGACACCGCACTGATACGGCATTAGGGCCGTCTCCCTTGAGCAATCAGGATTTGGGGGAGCTGGATGACCTCCCGGATACCGTGGAGGACCCCCTGACGCTTCAGGATGTCCCCCTGAGGGGCCTCAGCGAGGGATTCCAGTACCCGTTGCTCCATGTCCTTGAGGGATTGGGCATACATGTCCCACTCGGGGGTAGAGATGAGCCGCTGGACGTGGGCCGCGAGGAGGGCCCGTTGCTCTGGGTTAGGCGGGGGCGCCATTCATGCCCCCCTGTGGGGCCGGGAGAGCCGCCTGAGCGTTGGTTGGACCGGGAGTCTGGGGCTGGGCTGCTCCTCGGGCTCCGTTTGCAGCCTGAGGGCCCTGCGGGGCTCCTGGAGGCCGCTGGCCCTGCGGGCGCTGCTGCTGAGCGGCTTGCATCATGGCGACCTGCTGCATGAGCTGGATGGTCTCCTGAATATGGCGCTGGAGCATGGCCCGCACTTCGGGTCTCAGAGCAGGGTCCTGGAGGGCCATCTGGTGCTCCTGCATGTGGTGCATGATGTTCTCACCCTGCACGGGGCTTACATAGTCCCCAGCATTGAACATCATCAGTTCCTCAGCCGGGTCGTGGACGGGAGCCTGATCCTCTAGGTAGAGGTCCGGATCACGGCCAAAGGCCCGCAGGAAGTCTTTGTAGGCCTTCCGCATGCCCTTGAGGCCGATGATGGCTCCCTGCATGGCGATGGGGTTCTGGACCGCCTGGAGGACCGCTGTGGCGTCATCCCGCATGCGCTGACGGTTCATCGTCTCGGAGGTGGCCGCCAGTCTCAGGTCATACTCCCCCCGGATCTCCGTCCGGTCCTTGATCTGGACCTGGGTGGGACGCTTGCCTGTTACTCGGAACTCCTTGTTCGGAGGGAGGTACTCCTGATCCAAGGCAAGGATATCGCTGAAGACTCCAATCCAAAAAGTCTGGAACGCTGTCATCGCCCCTTTGAAGCGTAATCCAGCTTCGGAAAGCAAGGTCTGCGTCCCAGCCGCTGTCCGGGTCGCACCCACACGGTTCGGCTGTCGGCCAATGCTTAAGTCGGTTAGCCCAGTAAGCCGCTCGAAGATTTGCATCAAGACGGCTTCCTCTCGCTGCCCCCATGCCTGATCTCCTTGCCATTTGGGGAAGGCCACGTCTGCTACATTGTCAACTGCAATCCCTTGCCCGGGCCTCAGGCTGGGACTGATCGGCGGGAGGGTGCTGGAGCCCCGGTAGACGAACCATGGCAGGTTTTGAATAGTCCCATAGTCCACCCGCTGATTGTGGATGGCATTGATCTCGTCCTGAATACCCTTTACGACCTCGGCGAAGGATTGGCCGTAGAATCTGAAGGGAATGGGGTAATACTTACCCACTCGGAAAGGCCGTCGTCCGTGCGCGTACACATTATCGAGATAGTCCCATCCCAGGATTCGTCCTCGGGCATGGGGGGAGGTCCAGACGATGATCTCCTCATCCAGCCCGTCATGGTCAATATCGTAGAGCCGATAGTTCTCAAGGACCTCCCACTGGGTTCGTCGGACATTGCTGGGGCCTTGGCCCTCTACGCCCTCGGCGGCATCTTGGGCCTGCCGATAAGCATTGCTATCCATCGTAGGCTGATCGCCCCGAGGAGCGCCGCTATCGAGTAGTTCTTGGACAACATCGTCATAGAACCGGCCCTGAAGGGCCTTCCGCCGGAGATCGTCCTCTGACAGCCACAGCCGTTGTGTAATGTGAGGAAGTTTATTAGGGTCATCGCCACCTTTCACCGGAACAATAATGTCCGTGGGATCTATCAGGTCCACCTGGGGGCCCTCGATCACCTCCTCCCGCTCCACGAGCACCTGAATGACCGGGGCACCCGAGTCCTCAATGAAGTTGAGTTGGAGCGTCACTTCCAAGGCTGATCCGCCCATCAGCGTGGTGGGGATCACGCCCGTCCACTTGAGGTCCCCCTCGGACTTCAGATCAATCGGCTGATTGACGCCAAATAGGGCTTCCAGGATGGCTGGAAATGGAGTCTCAGCCGGGAACTCCCGGATCATCTTCCGACGCTTGCGCTCCACCTTCCAGTAGGTCTTGGCAATGACGATGCCGGGATGGAGAAAGAGGTGGGCCGAGAGGGCAACCGTGGGGGCGATCTTCATCTCCACGACGGCCTGCCAGTTCAGGAAGGTCTCCACCACTTCTTTCTTGTCATCCAAGGCGCCCGTGGTGGGGACGACCATGATGGGAGGTGTCTGGCCCATCACGCCCTCTACCAGACGGGGCTTGAAGGTCTCAATCCCGGTGGCCGTCACAGGGACATGGAAGTTCGCGGCGCCTGGCCATGGAAACTCCTTGGGCTGCGTCACGCCATAGTAGGCGTTGTCCCACTCCACCAATCGCTGTTCCCACTCGGCCCGATCCATGAGACAGGCGTGGTAATCAGAGAGTATCTTGTTGCTGAGCCGGCTCTCCTCCTCTTCGTCTAGGCGGGGCGTGAGGGAGTTCTGGAGTTTGCGGGCCTCAGAAAGCAAGGGACCCTCGACGGGAATTTCAGATTTGTACTGGTCGGTCTCGCTATACATCCGACTCCTTATCCAGCCGCTCTAGAATGAGTTGCCTGACGATATGCGGGTTCGCCTTTCCCCCAGTCCTCGCCATCACCTGACCGAGGAGATAATTCATTAGTCGCTCCGGATCGGGATGGGCCGCCATGGCGCGAGCTTTCTCTTTGAGACTCAATGTGGCGAATGAACTCTCGTCCGTCTTCTTCATGGACCCCATCGCTGCGCCGAGGACCGCCCGGTTGGGGTGCCGTAGCCGTGATAGCTGATAGGGGGAGCAGCCATGGGCTTAGGGGCCCCGCGTCGTAGGCCAAGTGCGGAGTAGAGCCCTGTGGCAAGGTAGCGGAGGGCGGCGTGGACATCGGCCCAGGGGTGGGCATTTTCGTCGGGCTCGTCGTGGGCGGTTCCACCTTTACGCGGCGGATATACGTACTTTCCAAGGAAGCCCTGCATGAGTGTAGGACATCCGGAAGCATTGATGTAGATGGACGGCGTTCCGTCCACCCGCAATTGAAGCAGTTGATGGACCAATGATCGCCCATCCTTTCGACTCCAACCGTATTCCCATCGGGGATAAATCTTGAGGTTATTAAGTACTTCCACGTCCCGCACCTCTGATCGCTCGGAGTCTCCATTCGCACTCACTTTCTGCCCAGCCGGATCACAGAAGTCCTCATAGCCGGCCGTTCGCATGAGCGGGCTATCCTCGCTATGGAACCACGCGGCACATTTCTGGATCACGTCCTGAGCGAACTCTTTCGTGGTGACTTGGCGACCGATGATCTCCTTCATGATGATGAGCCGGTCCTTCTCATCAATCTGAGCGATCAGGCAGGCCGGAGCGTGCCACCCGAAATCGAACGCCCGGTAGATGACTTTGCGGGAGTTGTAGTAGTCCATCTCCTTGGCATGGATCGTCTCGGAGAACTCAGGATAGACGCGGGTGCCGGCCGCCATCCACCAGTTAATCTCCATCTCCTGGGCCCACTGGTTGGGGTCCGGATAGATGCGGCGGGCCAGCTCATACCACTCGGCGGCCCGCTTGGCGATC